TTGACCCGATGCAAACCGACTCAAATATTAGCATAACTGATGAATCATCACAATTGCTACCCAACCCTAGTTCCACTGATGGAAGTGTGGCTCCAAACAGCCAAACAAATAGCACTTCAATTACTGGAACTACTCAAATGCAGAAGACGAGTAGAAACGCGACTAATCCTCGAGTTTCTACGGTCGGAGTGTCTCAGAGTCAATCTAGAGGCACCAGTAGAACTCCACAAAGCCCTGGAACGCTCTATCAGCCCCCTCACCAAAAGGGAGCTCAAGGAAGTGATAAAGGAAAAACTGGAACTACTGAGCAGCACAAAGAATCATCTCGAAAGTATACCCTGCCTTCAGGATACACTACCGATGATCTTCATAAAGCAGACGAACTTAGCGAAAATGTTAATTGGACACCGTACTCCGGAGTGTCGCGTAAATGTCATCCTTGTGCTGACACTTCTCGATCTCTGGCTACGCTCAAAGTACTCACCCTCGCCAGCAGAAATTCTGACGTTGTGGTTGACATGTTTGGCCATTGGCGGACTGACCACATCAGAGAGCTCAACAATATCCAGGGAAATTCTTTTAGAAATAAGAAAGAAGGAGCACCCAAGAAATTGCTAGTGAGCATTCCTGTAGACGAGCAGTACTCGGCATCTGACAAAGCCCGGAGGGGAAATGTCAAGGAACCAGTCATATATAATAAACATTTAGTTGGATCCGCTCTCATGATGGTTGACGTCTATCAAGTCACGCCAAAGCAATTTGTTTCACGCATGAAAACATACCATTCTTCAGTTGGGTATGTGGTGAGACAAATGTTTAATGGCGAGGCGGGCGTTAATTTTGACGGGGAGTGTCCTTGGAAATATGCGGATGGCGAACTCAGACAATGTGTCGGTTCAGAAGCGGAAAAACCGCCCCATCCACGCAGAATCGACCAAGAATGGTTAAAAAGCACCATTTACGACGACGACGACGACAAGGAATATTCCATCAGCCAGGTATGCACAATCAGCGACTATGAAGTTCTTGAGGTACGTGAAGCCCAAGGTATATTTTTAGCCACCATACAAAAATTAAGGGATCGACGCAATACCAATACCCCAATGGTAGTGTCGAAAACTTATACTAACATGTGTGGCAAATCGGTGAAGGCGCTGGTCCTCACAGACGCCATCAGGGTGGCCGGATTGTATAAGTACAAGAACAATACCGGCTGGAACAAAAACACCATGAAATCATATATCCACGACAGTTTCAAAAAGAACGGCGTTCAGAAACTGGAACGGATACTCTCATCGAATGAGATGGAAACTTTAATCAGTAACAGCATTGATTTCGTCATAGCTGATTCTGAACACATTAGAACACGAGCTCACTTTTTAATAGATGAAATAGTTGAAAATCTCTCAATTAAAGCGATGGCAGTGATAGAAGTATTGAGAACTTTCTTTGATTTTGATATAGGCATGGGAGAAACACCCATACCAAATTTCTTCAAAGATTTGTTCTCTAACATCGGTGCTTATATTAAGCGTTATCTCCGAGTCCTTTGGGATTTGGGTTGCGACTATTATGAGCGAATGAGTCTCTTCTTTAGAGGAGATGACAATCGATTATTGTCCGTGCACCTTAAAGCTAGGACGGCAAACTTCGTTTCAAAGAACGCAATCCAGTTAGATTCGAAATTTTTTTCGAACATGGAATTTCAAGTAATGGAACCAATTCACATATCACCATCGCCCCAACTAGAGGGAGTCAACAAGTCCGTAGTCCCTGACGAGGAACTCAAACAATACCTCGCCGCAATAAACGAAAAATACGGGAAGGACCAGGACATCAAAGAAGGGGTTTATCACTATGCTTCGTTTCTATGCCCATTGCAGCCAGCGGGTTGTATGGTAAAAGCATTGAACAAAGTATATCCAAAGCAGCCCATCATTAACTGCACACACCGCAAAAAAGGATACAATTTCAATTTAGAATTAGCGTGTGCCATCAATGATGACGTATCTAACACGTGTCCATATAAACACAAATGGGACAAAGTCTACAAAACCTTCTACGCATTCATCGGCGAATCAAAACTGGCCGATAGTGAGTATTGGGTTGAGTACTCGAGTGAACAGTGGGTCAAAGATGCAGACACCGCCATGAAGCGGAAGAAGTATGAAGACGTACGAAAACAACTTGAGGAAGATATGACGGACCCAAAGTTTAGGGCAACGGCTATGCTCAAAAGTGATGAATCTCAAACATTAATGGTGACTAAGGAAGAGGGAGATGGTACACGCTATAAAGGAAGAATAATCGCAAACGTGCACCCCGAATCATCTTACCAATTCGCTCAAGTCAAAACAGCCTACAAAGCATTCGCAGATATAATATCCACTCGATCCCTAGTTATAGGTAAAATAACATGTAGGTTTGTTATGTGTTCGGCAAAAAGCCAGGATGAGTTAAGCCAGATTCGTAACGACCAAGTTGCTTCATTGCCCCCGAATTCTATCATGCATTTGGATTCCGGTGATGACATTGCGACATATATTTGCACCCAAACGGGAACGTTGCACGCGTGGGAAGGAGATTTCAAATCTTTCGATGGATCTCAAGGTTCTCATGCGCACTTCTTCTTCTTCAAAGTGTGTAAATTACTCGGCGTACCCAAGGAATCTATTGAATTCTTCAAAGACTTTGTTTGTCAGACCTCTCTACTCATGCAGGTCAAGTCAAACGATGACACCTCGAGGAGTTGCAGAACAGTCTTGCCCAAAGCTTTCATTATGAAGTCGGGACAAGGAACCACAACGTTTCAAAACAATGTGGACAGTTTAGGCGCCCTCCTTTTGTCTAGCGCACAATGGATGCGAGAAATCGAAACAATTACCGATGACAATTGGATTACATTCGACACTACCGTTAAAGAAGTGACCTCAGATTTGGGGTACACTATGATCGGTCAGAGTCACGAAAATCCGAACAACTTGTCTTTCTTGAGAGGCTGGTTTGTACCTACCGTCAGAGGTGATTTCCTATTCTTACCATTGCTTTCTCGAAGGCTTAAAATGGGGAATTTGCGAACAAATCCAATGTGCTTCACGAAGTCACGTGACCTAGATCACGCTGTTAGAATTGCCCAGTATATGGAAAGCCAGGCTGGGCTAGGAATTCCTGACAATTACCCTGTCGTTGGCACATATCTTCAAGATTGTCGAAGACGGGGTGTTTTTACAACACGCCAATATAAACCATCTTTTGGTCGCGTAGATTTTTCGAAAAATACAGCAACACTAATAGACAGAGAACAGCTCGACTGGATGGTTCGGTACCGTTACGGACACACTTGCGACGAATTAGACGCATGGCATGACGTCACTCCAGACAAACCTTACGTAATACTAGGTTCAGAATTAGCAAAAATATTGTACGAAGCCGACTACGAAAAATATCCTACAACAAAGTTGGCGAAAGCCAATAGATCGGTCACAATAGCTGGAGAAACCAACCCTTTTCTTTCAGAAGAGGAAGAGGAATCATCTGATTAAAACACTGGCGTAGGGGAAAATTTAGTCCGTCATTAAACACACACAAATTAACACACCAACACACACACACAACATGCAAACAAAAGCTCAATATCTTAACGCAAAAAGCAGAAGAAATCTATCCAAATCGGAAAAAGAAAAAAGATGGAAAGCTTACATTTCAAAAAGTCAACAATCACGTCCAAACGCGAAGCGAAGTAGAACCAGAAACAATAGAATTACTCGCGGACCTATGGTTCCAGAATGTACCAGACATTATCTCCTGGCACTAACTAGACCATTCGATGCGCCTAAAGGCGCATGCGTCCCTGACATGCACGCAGTACCTAGTAGAAAATTCACAAAACGACTAAGATTCAGCGCTGTGACTGGAACGTCAGGCTACGGATTCGTAGCCATGTCACCGAGTTTCACGGCAAATGATTACTTACAAGTCACATTGGATTCTCTCGACAGTCGAGTGCACATGTTGGCATATTCAAACGCATCATACGCAGCCAACGGCATTAGCACAAACGCAATCGTCGCCCCAAGTACCAACGGAGTTTCACAAACTTCCATACCCACCCCCTACACACACGCAAGCTATACTGAAGCAGCTACTGGTTTATACCAGGCAGGCAGTGACATAAAAGCCCGGGTGGTAGGCGCTGGAATCAGAATTAAATATTCTGGAACGGAATTGAACCGAGGCGGAACCGTCTATGCAGTGCGCTCCCCAGATGGGCACACACTACATGGGCGATCTTTCGCAGAACTCGGAGCTTTAGAAACTACTACGGTCATGGAAGTCACAGGTCGCAAGTGGTCTGAAGTGAATTGGGTCCCTTGTAATAGCGCAGATTATGAATATTCTCGCAGAGGAGACACATCGAATGAACACCACGGCGAAAATTCCACCACCGGGACATCAACAGCGGACTGGTTAGATCATTTTGAGCATAATATAGGCTTAGCATGGTCAAGTACACCAGGTAACACCTTCCAAGTAGAAGCTGTAATCCACCTTGAATATACCGGTTCAGGAATAGACTCTGTAACACCTTCTCATTCTGACATACAAGGAATGAGCGACATACGCAACAACATATCATTTACAGCGGGTTTCTACGAAACTCTTGCATCGACAGTTTCTGGTTTCGGCCAGGGAATGTCGGAAATTGGTTCAAGAGCAGGCAACGCCGCAGCATACGCAGGTACTCAGTACTTATATAATAGATATGCGGGCAATAGACCTTATAGACTAGAACTCTAGGATCAATACATCTAACCACGACCGCCTCCCACTGGGCGGGATATAAGTACAGATGGGGAGCAGTAGGAAAATAATGACACACTAATGGGCCCCCTACCCAGTAATAACCAAC